CTGGGCAGCGGTGATCCCGAGGACCGCGCGCCATGGGCGTGGGGCCACACCGAGAAGGAGGCCATCGACGAGCTGCTGGCGCTTGAGGGCCTGCCGCAGGACACGCCCTACGTTGTTTGCTAAACTGCGCCCCAACGCGCTGCAAGATGCGCTGAAGGGGTACAAATGGCAACTAGTAAGAACGGCAAGACGATAGGCCGCCCACCGGGCGATACGCTCTATCCGAACAAGGAGCAGCTCAAGGACGAGATCGTCGTTTGGGTCTCCAATGGCAAAACGCTGCGCGACTTCTGCCGCCAAGATCACGCGCCGAGCTTCAGAACAGTCTACGACTGGCTGGCCGAAGACGCCGCGTTCGACGCACGCTTCGCACGTGCGCGGGAAGCAGGCCACGACGTGATCGCAGAGGAGGCGCTGCACATTGCGGACACCCTGCACGTGGGCCGCAAGATCGTCACGCACAGCGGCGGCGATGGTGACGACGACGCCATGACCGTGACCGAGGAGGACCTGACGCAACACCGCAAGCTGCAGATCGAGACGCGCTTGAAACTGCTGGCCAAGTGGAACCCCAAGAAGTACGGCGACAAGACAGTGCTGGCGGGCGACCCCGACGCCCCGGTGAACATCGCTGTGGACTTCGGGCCGTTCGAGCTGATGCTCTCCAACATCGAGCTGCTGCGCCACGATGGGCAACCTAGCTGACCTGCTGCGCGATCCGAAGATCCGGGCGCAGTACGCCAAGCTGCCCGCTACGCACCGCGCAGCGTTTGCGTGGCGCTCCAAGTGGCTGCTGGCCGCGCACAAGCACCAGCTCGAGCCGCCCGGCACGTGGTGGAACATCCACTTGATGGTCGCAGGCCGGGGCGCGGGCAAGACGCGCGCAGCCGCCGAGAACCTTGGCTGGTGGGCATGGCAGAACCCCAACACCCGGTGGCTGGTGTCAGCCCCGACGTCCAGCGACCTGCGCGCGACCTGTTACGAGGGCGATAGCGGGCTGCTATCGGTGATCCCACCGGAGCTGATCAGGGACTACAACAAGAGCCTGCACGAGCTGGTGCTGGTCAACGGCAGCCTGATCAAGGGCATCCCGGCGTCGGAGCCCGAGCGCTTCCGGGGCCCGCAGTTCCATGGTGGCTGGCTGGACGAGCTGGCCGCGTGGGACTATCTGCAAGAGAGCTGGGACATGATCATGTTCGGCATCCGGCTGGGCCAGCGCACCAAGCTGATCTGCTCGACCACGCCCAAGCCCAAGGACGTGGTGCTGGACCTGATCAGCCGCGAGGGCGACGACGTGGTGATCACGCGCGCGTCGACCTACGCCAACATCGCCAACCTAGCCCCGTCGTTCCAAAAGCAAATCCTCCAGTACGAGGGCACGAACCTTGGGCGGCAGGAGATTCACGCCGAGATCATCGACCCCGAGGAGGGCGGCATCGTCCACCGGGACTGGTTCCGGCTATGGCCGGACGGCAAGCCCTTCCCCCGCTTCGAGTACGTCATCCAGTCCTACGACTGCGGCTACAAGGACAAGGAGGCCAGCGACCCGACCGGCAACATCACGCTGGGCGTGTTCAAGCCGCTGGACGGCGGCATGTGCGTGATGGTGATCGACTGCTGGCAGGAGAAGCTGACCTACCCCGACCTGCGGCCCAAGATCATCGACGAGTACGAGACCGTGTACGGCGAGGGCAAGGAGAAGAAGCGCGTGGACCTGCTGCTGGTCGAGGACAAGGCGGCGGGCATCTCGCTGATACAGGACCTGCAACGGGCCGGGCTGCCGGTGCGCGGCTACAACCCGGGCAAGGCGGACAAGAGCCAGCGCCTGAGCATCGTGGCCAACATCATCAAGGCCGGGCGCGTCTGGGTGCCCGAGAGCAGCGTGCGCAAGGGCTACGTGCGGGACTGGGCCGAGGGCATGGTCAGCCAGATATGCTCGTTCCCCAACACGGCGCACGACGAGTACGTGGACTGCATCAGCCAAGCGCTGCGCTTCCTGCGCGACGCGGGCTGGATCAGCATCGACTTCCCCCGTGAGTGGGTGGACGAGGACGACTACATTGACGCGGGCGGCCCAAGCCGCGAGAATCCGTACGCCGCGTAGAATGCGGGCCAAACCCTACCGGAGGTCATGTGACACCACCCATTGAGCAAATGCGTGCCGAAGTTACGGCAAGCAAGGCCAAGAAGGCCAAACAGCCCAAACAACCCAAGCTGCTTAGCGAAGACGAGCAGAAGCGCATCAAGGTCGATGCCGAGGGCTCTGGCGGCGTCAAGGGCATCGTGGTGCCCAAGCACCTGATCGAAGGCAACCCCAAGGCGTACGCCGAGGGCTTGAAGAACATGATGGCCGCAAGGGCGCAGGTTTACGGCCCTGAGCACCGTGAGCCGCTGACCCTTGGCCAGATGGGCAAGATACACAAGCAAGCCCTGCAAGAGCACTTCGACAAGCCATTGCACGAACAGCTTAGCGCGGAAAAAGAAGCGCTGAACCGTATCCGTGCCGCGAAGTTCATCAAGCCGGACAAAGACACACTGGACGAGTCCGAGAAGCTGGACACCGTGGAGCACGAGCACGACGAGCAGGGCCGGTCCCACGTCGGGTACGCGTCCAAAGGCATTGCGGGCCACGCCCTGTTCCCCAAGGGGCACGGCGACGACATGGACTACAAGGTCATCAACACCTGCCCCGGCCAGACCGGCGGTTGCGGCGGCGGGATTGACAAGAACGGCATTGTGGACACGAAGCAAGGCACCTGCTTCGCGCCCAACGCGGAGTCCCAGTACGCAGCCGCCGTGAGCCGCCGTGCAGGCCACGCCATCGCCAAGCACGATCCGGCCATGACCCGCGACTGGATCATTGCCCACACCGGGTCGATGCGCACTGCCGCCAACAAAGCGGACAAAAGCAACAAGCGCATGCTGTTCCGCCCGAACGTGGTGGACGAGACCGACGTGTCATCCCGTCACGCCATCCGGCACTTGAACGAGCAGCGCAAGGCTGAAGACAAACCGGCGATCATTGCCAACTCGTACGGCAAGACCAACGAGCTGCACGACCCAGAGAACGGCTACTACGTCACCCACTCCAACGTCGGCCCGAAGGTTAAGCACGGGCAAGAGATCACGGAAAACATCGGCCGCGACAAAGCCCGTGTGCGCAACACCGTCATGGCCGCCGACAACCGGGGCGACTTCACAAACGACCAAGGAAACAAAACGCCCCCGAGGGGCTCGTACATGGTCACGGACATGAAGCGCGGATCGCCTTTGGCCAAGAGAGCGGAGCAGTCCATCACCCACGCCAAGTACTGGACCACCGGGCGGCCCGCCAGCGAGTTGTCCGAGGACGAGAAAGCAGAAGGCGAAGAAGGCCACTTTGGCCCCAACGGCAAACCCACAACGCCTGAGAAGGCGCACTTTGGCCACACCACGTTGAACGACAAGGCTGGCACGCCGTTGCGCTTTGATTACCAGAAGCAGCACGTCCTGCACCCGCGCTTGGTGAACGTGCCCGAGCGCAAGGAAAACAAAAAGACCGGCAAGACGGAGATGGTCGAGCACATGATCCCGACCGACTCTCGGTTCAAGGACGAAGATTTCTTGCCCAAGAACCGATTCAAGACCAAGAACGGCAAAGTGGCTGGCCACATCCTGATGACCACGCCGACAGAGTCCACCAGCAACATTGGCCACCAAACATCGTTTACCCATCCCGTAGGCCCGGCGCACATTGCGCATGCCGAGCAAAACAACGGCGAGTACGTGATAGACAAGCCCGAGGACCAGCTAAAGGCTAAGGGCAAAGAGTACGCTGCGCCACAAGCAATCAAGTTCTACGCAGAAGGCGGCCATGTTGGTGGACGGCATATTGGCTTCAGCGATGATGACTTCCATGCCTTCCCTGAGCGAAACGTCGCGGCACAACGCCACTTGGCCATGCGGCTTGGCGACGATGAGGCGGAGACTCGCAAGCCCGTGCGCAAGCCCACCCGCAAGATGGCCGACGGCGGCACGGTCGAGCCCGACAAGGACACCATGCTGGCCAGCCTGCTGTTGCGCAGGACGCCTGACTCGGTGAACATCAAGGACGTCGGCGTCAAGGAAGCACCCAACCTGCCCGTCAAGGCGTTCGTGTCGCCCAACGGCGGCAGCGGCGAGGGCTTGCCCATCGGCGGCGTGGACTTTCAGCCCTTGACGCCCGGCAACCAGATGATGCCCATGCAGGCCGGACAGCCGCAAGGTGGCCTGCCGGGACAGTCACCAGCTATGCCCGGACAGTCACCAGCTATGCCCGGACAGTCACCAGCCCCTCCACCACGGCCCGGCCAGCCCCAGAGCAACATCCTTGCCCTGACGCCCCAAGGCCAAGCCATGCAGGCCATGCGGCCGAACCCACAGGCCATGCCGCAGCGCCCCGGGCCTACAGGGCCCCGCATGGCGCGCGGCGGGTCAACCCATGACATCTACCTGACGGAGCGCAAGCTGTGAGCTTCTATTCCCCTATCGACCGGCTGGCCCAAAACCTACCCCGTCCCAAGGGGACCGGCGCGGAGTTCATGACCGAGTTGAGCAAGATGCCCGGCTACAAGACGCAGGAGGCCGAGGACCGTGGGCTACAGGCGCTGACCAACCTGCCCAAGATGGAGCGGGCGCAGTTTATGGAGGCGCTCAAGGCAAAGCCACCGGTGACGCCTATGGCCCGCCATACTCAAGAAGAACATCATGAGAGTTACACACTGCCGGGTGGAAGCAACTACCGTGAAATATTGTTGCAGCACCCTAGGTCGGCAGAAAGATTTCCCGGCGTGCCCCAACACTTTGGTGGCGCACCCAACATACTGGCCAGCATTCGCGCAAAGGACCGCCTTGAACCTGATTTAGAAGGCCCACACAATGTCAAAATTATTGGCGGTGGCGGTATAAGCAATAAAAAATTCAATACTCGTAAAGAAGCGGACGCATTTGCTGATGTAAAGCACCAAGGTGGATATAAGACAGAGATTACGCCACTGAACCACAAAAAGATACTGCACATTGAAGAGCTGCAATCCGACTGGCACCAGCAAGGACGCGACAAAGGCTACACGTCACCGGACGCGGCCAAGCGGGTCAAGGACGCCGAGCGTGCGCATCGGGAGCTGAAGCAACAATTGCAAGAGGCCAAGCAAAGCGCGGCGTATGCCGAAGCTGGTCTGAGCGACCCAACAACAAAACGGATGCGGGACCTGAACCCTGAAATGATTCAGCGCTTGGAGGCATCCAAAATTAAGCACAACAACACCATCATGGAACTGCTTCCGCAGGTCATGAAGGCCGAGGCCGCGCACCAAGACCTGCTGCACCAGTCAAAGAACACCGTGCCCAATGCCCCGTTTAAGAAAAACTGGCACGAGATGGCGCTCAAGAAGATGATCCACCACGCGGCCGAGAACGGCTACGACTCCATCGCCATCACACCGGGACAAGAGCAGGCGGACCGGTACGGTTTGAGCCAGCACATTGACTCGTTGGAATTATTCCCAACCTTGTATAGCAATAATCCAAAGCCGTTTGTTTTAAGAGGCCATAAAAACAAAAATCAAATTATTTCAAAAGAAGTTTCTGAAGACGATTTACCGGAATTGCTTGGAAACGATTTAGCCAAAAAATTGTTAAATGCGCCAGCAAATCACATTGGCACAAAACAATTAGGCGGCGTCGATTTGGAGACGGACGAACGCGCTAAAGGCATGAAGGGTTTCTACGACAAGATCGTGCCCAACTTCCTGAACCAGTTCGGCAAGAAGTACGGCGCAAAAGTAGGCACGGTAGATATCAAAACGCCCAGCCACGATGTGCCTGCAAACAATGGAGAAATCGCTGCGGCTATGGGCTACTCGTGGGATGATTTTGTAAATCTTCCCGACCGGGGGCAGCTTGAGCAGCAGTATTGGAAGAACCAAAGAGCTAAGACCACGCCCGTCCACCACTTCCCCATCACCCCAGAGATGCGCGAGGACGTGGTGAAGAACGGCGTGCCGCTGTACGCTGACGGCGGCAGCGTGGAGGGCGAGGAGCCCAAGAAAACGGTCAAGGCATACAAGTTATTTCGCGTACACCCCAAGCACCCCGGCAAACTGTTCCCGCTGTTTGTGGACGCCAACACCCCGGTGGAGATGGACAAGTGGATTGACGCCAAGGAAGGCGAGATGGCCAAGGGCAAAGTCAAGTCCAAGATCGGCCCACTGGCGTACCGTCCGGGCTGGCACGCCGGGGATTTGCCCATCGCCACCCATATCGGCGAGAAGTCCGACCCGTCGTTGACCGCGCCCGACGTGCGCCCCGAGAATCACGCGTGGGCCGAGGTCGAGATGCCGGACGACGTGGACTGGCAGGCCGAGGCCACCAAGCGCGGGACCAATGCGCAGGGCCGGGTGATACCGGTCAAGGCGCACATCACCGACCAGATACCCAAGGGCGGCCACTACCGCTACAAGACCAACCCCAACATGACAGGCAACTGGTTGATCGGCGGGTCGATGAAAGTCAACCGCGTGCT